ATCACCATTAGGAGTGAAGGTATCAGCAGCCTTGGTAGGCAGAGTACCAACAGAAGTAACCTTCTTAATGGTGTCAGTAGCAGGAGTAACAGTTACAGTAGGAGCAGAAACAGAACCAGAAATCTGAGTACCATTCTCGGCATCCTTAGCAATAGAAACAGTACCAGCAGCAGTAACAGAACCATTTACATCACCTGAAGGTGTATAATCGCTCTTGGTTAAAGTAGCAGCCGTAGAAGTCTGAGTAAGTTCAACAGCAATAGAACCAGCGGCATTACCCTTAGCTCTTAAGCCAGAAATGGTCTGGCCTGCAACAGTACCAGTAGCAGAGTCCTTCTTAGCAAGCTTGCCAAGGCCCATATCGGCAGCAAGAGTATCAAGGTTGATATTAGCAGAAAGATTCTGAGTACCAATGGTGATAGTCTTCAGAGCATAAATGGTCTCATCGCCAAGCTCGTGCCAATCAGCGGGATCGCCGCCGTACACATATTCCTTAACACCAACAATAATTACATCGCCAGCAGCGGGATCAGTAACTTCGGCAGTTGAAGTGAACACACCACGGAAGTGCATAGAGCTAGCAATGCCAGCAATAGCAGCCTGAACCATAGCACCAGTAACAAGGCCCTGCTCATCAGCGCCAACACCAGCGGCAACATCCTTCTGAGCAGCGGTACCAAGAGTAGCAAGAAGCTCACGAGCCTCAGCATCCTTTAAGTAATAAGTCTTATCACCGATTGTAAGCTTAGAAATCACAGGGATATTCTTAGGATCAAAAATAGCCATAAATAATTTTTTCCTCCTATAAAATTATTTGAAGACGACAGTTTCATCTTCTAAATTAACTGAAGCACTAACCTTAGTGTTCAGTTCATCTGTAATCGCTTTTTGCGTCATTGTACCATCCATATTCTTTCCAGTAGTAGAATAAAGCTTCATAATACCTGCGGTTTCCGCTGACGCGGTCGGAAGCGAACCCGGCCCAATTAAAACAAATTCAACGCCATTGTAATAATACAAGTCGTTGGTGTTATTGGCATCAATATAAATTTTATTTTCATTAGGAGTGATTTCCTAAACGCCATCAGCATCCTTGAAAATCTTTTCACCAATGAAATAAACGTGTTGGAAGATAGTATTCTCATACTCAAGACTTCCATAAGTCGATACACCATCACCAACAATTACGCAAAGACCTTGTCTAGCAGTATCTACTAAACAGATTTCTCCTTTTTTGGGAATAAAACTATCTTTTACCTTCTCGTAATTGTAATCATTGTCGCGGCGTAACTTAAAAACAACTTCAAATGTTTTAATAGCCATATATTTTAACCTCCTATTGTTGCAGGAGCGCCGCCAGCATCTAAAATGATTGTATCAGTATTCTCAATTGCTGGAGAAGTTATCTATACTCTGGTACTGTCATCAGTATCTAAAAAAATCAAACGATTATCCTCGTCTGTCGTAAAGATCAACTAACCTTCTTTAATTGGAATATTATTGAGATTGGCAAAAGAACCTTTAAGAACTACTAATTCAGCCATTCTTACAAATCCCTCCTCTCACATAGATATAAAAACTAATGCAAATCATTTTGCCATATTTGGCCTGAAAAATTCTAAAGCCACTTTGCGTTTGCACCGAGCGCGGTCCACTCTTGCTCATATACAAAAAGAAACCCCTGTCACGAATGACAGGGGTTAGGCAGAACACTTGCAGGTGTTAAGCTCTCTCGGTTTTCTCATATATATGATAAACATTGCTGCAACAATGAATTGGTGCCAACTCTGAGAATCGAACTCAGTCCTCTCGCCGTATGAAGGCGGCATCTTAACCATTTGACCTAGCTGGCATATAGCCCTCTTACGAGGGCTATTTTTAAAAATTATCGAACTTATTTACCATGGAGATGTTTACTTTTGTTAGAGTACAAGACTCAACAGTCGTATTTTTCATCCACTGTCTACGAGCAATTTCTGCGTCCTCGTCAGACATTGACTCCTCAAAAGCATCATAAGCCACAGTCAACTTAATCTTCTGCGGATTGACGGTTAAAGCGCCATCAGCAACCGTGGCATTAGAGGGAGAAAAAGTAATCCAATATCGGATTTTATCTTTTTCAAAGGAAATATTACACTCATCTTTAGAGTAGAGGTCAATCCTCTTGCAATAAGCTGTAGTGACCCAACCATTAGACAATCTAACGGTAACATCATAAGAGCTATTACGCTCGTAATTGATGTTCAAATCCATGAGGGTCTCTTCCAGAGGATAACCCTGCTTTAGATCGAAAGCGATTGCGCGCAGACAATCAAAAGTAATGTCAGCTATTTGAGACAGCTTAACTACCTTTTCAATATCTTCTTCCCAGCCAGTACCGAGCTTATCAGCCATATAAGCACGAACTTCATCAGGAGAGGGGCAGGTAATCTCAAAATGATAATGGAAGCGACCAGGACGGTTAATAAGAAATTTATTCAACTGACGAGGATCATTACAGGTAATGACGAACAGTTTCTTACCGTTATCCATACCATCGAATAGACTAAGCATCTCAACCTGCGGATCGTCCTTCTCAGTCTTGGCGAAAGTCTTTTCAAACTCGTCAAAGATAATCGTTACCTCTTGCTGAATAGAGGCAAGAAAATTGCTGATGCCGGGAATAGCGGTGTCAACGATAATGACTGGCATATCGGCCTTAATAGACTCTTCCGCAATCATGCGAGCAAGTAGAGATTTACCGATACCTTTCTTACCGGAGAGAATGACACCGAAGTTTCTCTCACTTACAGCAAAAGATTTTAGAATCTTTTCTGCGCGACGAGCATGATTGCCGTAGATTGTATCCTCGTTGATAGCGAGGTCATCATGCTTAATAAGCCAAAAACCCATCATTGGATTAAATCCAACTGAGTAAGTAGCAATAGGAAGCTCCTTATAAGTCTTTACATCTTCGCCATAGACTTGATAACGAGAACCTGCGTTTACTATGTTCATTCCTTTACGTCCTTTCAATGTATATTGGCGCGGGGCTGCGGATTCGAACCGCTTTTTCAGCCTTTTAACGCTGATGGTCTACCTTTAACCTAGCCCCGCATATGGTGGATCTTCGGGGAATCGAACCCAGGACCGTGCGGTTATGAGCCGCGTGCTCTAACCATCTGAGCTAAAGATCCATATGGTGGAAAGAAGTATATTTATTGAAGCATCTAATTCTAGATGGTGCGCTTCT